CTTATCCAATCATTTTGATTTTGATCATATCGCCATTTAGACCTTTTTCTTTCCCGACTAGAACCGTGATATTTTCCCAATCTGGATCAGTTGGTTTTCCGAATAATTCCATGATGCGTGTGATTGAGAAGTAAACACTTTTAGATGATGTAACATAAGCAACTTTTTCTGGTGTTAACAGGTAGGTTAAAACACCATATTCCGTTTGACCCGTTTCTTCATTGATCTTGTCATACTTCCGAGTGATCACGTTGGCAACTTCAATGTGTTTCCCCACATGTTCTTTTAACCCGTTTCCACTGTCTTCCGCACCCTCTAAAAGATTCAGCAACCACATTTTGTCTGCACGATTTTCAACCACAATACTTGAGTAATCATTGAATTTGGCTTTGCGGGAGAATTTTCCGTTTTCGTCTTTAAGGATTACATAGTTTTCAGTTTCTCTTACTGTTGTTAATGCTAATTCGTTTGTCATTTTATTTTCCACCTTTTAGTTTTAGTTTTATATACATCGCCATGAAATTCTTTTGCGTGTAATTTCATTCACTTCACACGATTAAGTCAACTAGAGGGGCTCCAGTTAAATATGTAAGTTAGACGATTGGTGTTACGCTTGCGCTTCTACTTCTTTCAATGATGCAACTTTGATAAATTCTTCAACAGACATTTCATATGTTTTCGTGTCCGCTTCGATTGAGAAAACAGTAGTTCCGGCACCGTGTTTTTTATTTACAATTTGCTGTGCCTTTTCCAGTGATACGTTTCCAATCACTACTTCATCGGGCATTGTTACCGCTTGAGGTTGACCATCAACCATGGTTAATTGTGCTAGTTTAATTGTTGTTGTTGTGACTTCCTTCGACATCATTTTACGCATTTCTCTTGTCCTCTTTTCTGTTATATTGTTGTATTGTGTAGCAACATGTCTACTCTCTTATTCTACTACTAATACTTTCCAATGTCAAACATATTTCTACATTATCTTTAAAAAAGTTAGACAATATTTTAGTAGATTTCGACATTGTTCAAATTTGACAAATTCCCCTCTCGTCATAGTATAACATTTTTCATCATTTTCATAGAAATTGTACCACATTCGATAAGAACTGTCACGTTTCTTCTATTATACGTGTCGTACTTTGCTATAATGAAAGAGTAATAGAAATAAATGGTTATGGAGGTATTTATTATGCCAATGTCAAGGGAAGAACACGAAGCCCTATTGAATGAGTTGTTAAATTCCGAAATCGATCACTCTCGAAGAACCGAGATTCTTCAACAAATACGAGTTGATCATGTATCAGCACATAGCGAAGTGGAAGATTTAACAAAGGCAAACACAAAATTTAAAGCAGACAATGAAGATTTGATTGTCTCAAATAGCAAGTTGTTTCGTCAGCTAGGGGTTGTTGGCTCTGGTGAAGCTGGCGAAAAGAAAGAAGAACAAAAAGAGTTTAGCGAGACTATAAATTTAGAAGCATTAGAGAAGGGATTGAAATAATTAATGGCAAGAATCACGATTAAGGACGTAAAAACAACTTTAGGTATTTCAGAAACGTACGACATTGTTAATGCAATCAGAAACAGCAACCCGAGTTTTGCTAGTTATGTACCGTTGGCAAACGGCGAAAACGTCGCACAGGTTGGGGCTGGTATTCAAGTTAACCAAACCATTCAGAATGATTTCATTACTAACCTTATTGATCGCATTGGTCTTGTCGTGGTACGTGCGATTTCTTTAAACAACCCGTTAAAGAAATTCAAAAAAGGACAAATGCAGCAAGGACGCACGATTGAAGAAATCTTCACAGATATTACAAAAGCGAAAAAATATGATCCGTACGATGCGGAAAACACTGTTTTCAAACGCACGATTCCAAACGTAAAATCATTGTTCCACGAAAGAAACCGTCAAGATTTTTATGAACAAACGGTATCTGACGAACAATTAAAATCAGCGTTCGTTTCATGGGGCAACTTTGAAAGTTTCGTTTCTTCTATTATTAACAGTATCTACAACAGTGCAGAGGTTGACGAATACGAGTACATGAAATTACTAGTTGATAACTACCATTCAAAAGGTTTGTTCACAGTTATTCCTGTTACTTCTCCAACAACTGAAACGGCGGCAAGGGAATTTGTAAAAAAATTACGTGCAACAGCTAGAAAAATGACATTACCATCCGGTAGCCGTGATTTTAACTCATTAGCGGTTCGTACTCGCACAGATATGAACGACTTACATTTAATTATTGATGCCGATCTAGAAGCAGAAATGGACGTTGACGTATTAGCAAGAGCGTTCAACATGGACAAAACTAACTTCCTTGGACACGTTACTGTTATTGACGGTTTCGCAAGTTCTGGTCTGGAAGCGGTTCTGGTTGATCAAGATTGGTTCATGGTATACGACAACCTTATGAAACTAGAAACCATTCGAAATCCAAAAGGTTTATACTGGAATTATTTCTATCATGTATGGCAAACACTTTCAGTCTCACGTTTCAGCAATGCGGTAGCATTTGTATCTGGTACGGTTCCAGCGGTTACTCAAGTCATTGTTGATCCTACTATTGCAACAGTGAAAGCTGGAACATCATTCGAATTTAACGCTTATGTTCGTGCAACAGATGGTCTAGATCATCCAATTGATTGGTCTGTAGTTGCATCTACTTCCTCAACTGCTTTACAAGCTGGTACAACCATAGACGAAAACGGAGTATTAACCGTTGCTTCTAATCAAACAGGTGAATTACGTGTGATTGCTAAATCTGTAGGTACTGGAATTGATACAGATGGTGCTGGCACAGACAATACAGATGTTATTGGCGAAAGCATTGTAACGATTGCATTAGCTGTATAACAAAGGGAGAGTTGACATATGGCAACTGTACCATTAAGCGGAACGAACATCAGAATTTTATCTGGTGTTCCTTTCTCTAATGACTACAAATATACAAGGTGGTTTGATGATCAGACTACACAAACCAATTATTTTCTTGGTAAAAGTGTTGTACACACAATCTCTCAAGCTAATTTTCAGAGAATTGAAGGGTACAATTTTATTAAAGTCAATGAAAGCATTGACGATTTATGGGGTGCAAATTACCTCATGTTCCAAAACGCTTCTTATAATAGTAAATGGTTTTACGCTTTTGTAACCAAACTTGAATATGTTCAGAAAAATTTAACCTATGTTCATTTCCAAATTGACGTATTTCAAACATGGAAATTTAGTATGACATTTAAACCATCGTTTGTGATTCGTGAACATTGTAAACTATGGAATAGTGACGGAACCCCCGTGATTAATACCATAGATGAAGGCTTGAATTATGGGACTGAATATGACACGACAGCGGTTACAAATTATAAGCCAAACGATGGGTATAAGTGGTTGGTGATTCTAACAAAGAAACCGATGCACGATGGACAGGAAAAGAAATTCACTCCCAGCGTGATTGGTACACCACAACCATTATGTGTGTATATTTCACCATTTAAAGACGATGACACGGTTCCACCTGTTGTTGATTCAAATGGAAACGGTGTGTTAATCTCCAAACCTACCGAAATTTTAACAGGTTTATACACTGATACAGATGCTGTTAACAACATTGTTAGTCTTTACATTACTGATTTTACCGGAATACTCGTGACGGGTGCATCCGGTGGAACCCTTACTTTTCCCGTCAATGGGAATGAAATATTGGGCGCACAAGTTTCAAATGGGTCCGGTGGATTCTTCAATTGCTTACATGTGAAGAAAGTGCTTGATTTTGAAACGATTACTTACAACAACGGTAGCAAGTGGACGGGATATGAACCCGTGAAAGAAAGCAAATTGCTTATGTCTCCCTATACTCAATTAGTGTTAGATGATTTTAAGGGAAACCGAGTGACGGTTAAAACCGAATACATTAATGATCCCGAATTAAAAATCGTAGTTAAAGGAAGTTTAGGAACCTCTAATAAAACATCATATGGAGTTGTGGATTATAACTTCCATGCTAACGGGTTGATAGAAGAAATAAGCGACGAATACGCATTGATCAACAATGAACCGAGCGACATTCCTATCATTACTGATTTACTAGCCGCCTATCTACAAGGCAATAAAAATAGTTTAATCAATCAGAAACAATCGATTGTTTGGAATGGGTATATGGGTGCTTATGGCGGTGCGGTTGGAACTATTGCAAATGCTAGTCAAGGTGGAATTGCTGGAGCTGTTTCCGGTGGATTGGGTATGATTCAAGGGGCGGGAAATTCTGTTTTGCAAATGCAAGGTTTACAAGCAAAGCAAAAAGATATTGCAAATACTCCTCCCTCTATCGCTAAAATGGGAAGTAATACGTCTTATACATTGGGCAATAACTACAATGGAGTATTCATTATTAAGAAACAAATTAAACCGGAATACATCAAGAAATTAGAAAGCTTTTTTAATCTTTACGGTTATAAAGTAAACGAGGTAAAACTACCAAACTTTCATACTCGTAAATATTGGAATTATGTTCAAACTTCTTCATGTGTGATTACAGGTAATTTCAATCATGAAGACTTAAACGAATTAAAAGCAATTTTTGATAATGGAATCACGTTTTGGCATGTAGATGATATTGGCAACTATAGCTTGGAAAATGAGGTGTTGTAATGGTCAGAAAGCGAACAAATAATTATAGAAATCCCAATGAAATTCAACGGGAAAAAGGTAATAGCTGGTTCACCCACTATTATCAGTATTTAACAAGTTTAGCGTATCAGTTATTTGAATGGGAAAACCTACCCGAGAGTATTGATCCTCGTTATCTAGAAATGAGTTTACATCAATTCGGGTATGTGGGGTTTTACAAAGACCCCAAACAAGGATACATCGCTAGTCAAGGGGCGGTTTCTGGTACGGTTGACCATTACTTACTTCCTACTAAATTTCATGCGAATAGTCCAGTCTATCAAAATACCTTTGATTTATACAATTACAAAGATATGAAGAACACCCCTAATAAAAAATATGGTGTGGTGATTTGGAACAACGATTATCATTTTTCAACGCTTCCTAGCTTGAATATGTTTGCTAGTGATCTAGCGGAATTAAAAGAGATTATTTCTGTGAATCAAAACGCACAGAAAACCCCTGTTTTAATAACGGCTAGTGATATGACTAAATTTAGTATGCAACAGATTTACAACCAGTATGAAGGAAATGCACCTGTGATTATCACTCACGAAAATGTAAATCCCGATAGTATTAAAGTTTTTAAAACGGATGCCCCTTATGTCGTGGATAAGTTAAACACACAAAAGAACGCTGTCTGGAATGAAGTTATGACCTATCTTGGAATTAAAAACGCTAATCAAGAGAAGAAGGAACGAATGATCACAGCGGAAGCCGATAGCAACGATGAACAAATTTCAGCAAGCGGAAACGTCTACTTGAAATCTAGACAGGAAGCATGTGCGAAAATCAATGAATTGTATGACTTGAATTTATCTGTTAAATTTCGAAATGAGATTATAGAAGAGTTTGAGAAAAATATTTCCGATGAAGGTTTCGAAATGAAAGAAGGTGAATCCCGTGGCTAGTTATACGATGCAATTAAGAGAATACATCGAAATGTGGACACAGGAACAAACGCTTTCTACAAGAGAAACCATCGAAACTGGAAGAACAAAATTATTTGATTTCGACTATCCCCTCTTTGATCAAACCTATAAAAAGGTGTTTGAAACTCATTTCATACGCAAATTTTATATGAGGGAAATCGGATTCGAAACCGAAGGATTGTTTAAGTTTCATCTGGAAACATGGTTATTAATTAACATGCCATACTTTAATAAAATGTTTGAAAGCGAATTGATGAAATTCGATCCGTTAACTAATACAAAGTTAGATGTTACCCAAACGAAAACAAAAGACCATTTGAAGAACGATGTAAGAGACAGCAAACAAACCTCTTCAACAGATGGAAGCAACACGAACACAAATAGTCAAAGCGTAGATGGAACATTAGTTGAAGATAATTTTGATCGTCAGTTGGATAGCAATAACCCCGATTCACGTTTAACCATTACGTCAAGTGACGGTGAAGGAGTAATCGAATACGCTTCTTCTATTAAAGAGAATAACGAGAATAACAAGAAAACATCAAACAGTGATACAACAGGAAGTAGCAAAGATGTTACTAATGTTGATTCTGAAACCAATGTGAATGATCAGATCAACAGCAAAATCAATGAAACCGAAGACTATATCGAAAGTCGTATCGGTAAAATTGGAGATCAGACATTCTCAAAAATGTTGGGTGAATATCGTCAAAACTTGCTTCGAGTGGAAAATCAGATTTTTGATGAAATGCAAGAATTGTTCATGTTGGTCTATTAAGGGGTGATTAAATGGGAAAAATACAAATTTCTACAGGTAAAGAAAACGTGACATCTAACACC